ACACCTAACTACCCTCCCTACAACATCAAGAAAATTGATAAAGAAAACTATCAATTAGAAATGGCGTTGGCAGGTTTTTCTAAAGAGGATATAGATGTTGAGGTAAAAGAAAGTATCTTAACTGTATCTGGAAAAACTTCAGAAAAAGATGATGACAATTTTGTACATCGAGGTATTGCTCAAAGAGCATTTAAAAGACAATGGACTTTGGCAGAACATCTTGAAGTAGATAATGCTACATTTAAAGATGGTGTTCTTATTGTAGATATGAAATTAAATCTACCAGAAGAAAAGAAACCAAAGACAATTAAAATAAAATAAAAGGTAGGGGGTGAAAGCCCCCACTTTAAAATGAGAATACTATTAATGTTATTACTGTTAACAGGAGGAGCTATGGCAGATACAAGAAGTAAATACCTTGGCAAACAATATGGGCAAGTAAAAGTTCCTGTTGTTAAAGCCAAGGAAAAAGAAGTTAAAAATAATTTTTTTGGAGTATTTAATAATACACCATTAACTCAAAAAGACATGAGAAAAAAATATAAATTAAATAAAATTTTAGACCAATATAAAGAAAGAGGTTAACAATGAAAAAATATTTTAACATGATGGGTAACCCATGGAGTAAACTTACTAACAAAGGTAAGATTGTTGCATTAGCAGTTATTGTAGCGATTGTTATAGGAGTTATTATTTTATAATGGGAGGTTTACCTGTAGAAATGATAACCATGCTAGGGTCATCTTTATTAGGTGGCTTTATGAGTCTATGGGGTCAAAGCATTAAAGCTAAACAAGAAGAACAAAAAATGTTATTGGCTCGGGCTGATAATCAAATGAAACATATTGAGAAAGCCCGAACCTACGAGAACAAAGGATTTCAATGGACAAGAAGAATCATAGCTCTTACCGCAGTATTTATGGTAATAGCTTATCCTAAACTTGTTCCTGTATTTTATGATATACCTGTCTATTTAACATGGACAGAATTTACTAGAGGATTTTTATTTCTAATAGAACAAAAAGAAATACTTATGGATAGGTCTTTTGCAGGTGTAGTAATAACACCTCTTGATACTCATCTAATGAGTGCGATTGTTGGATTATATTTTGGTGGAAGTCTAGTTAAGAAATAACTCGACAATATTTTTCCAACCATTCATGGACAACAATAAATTTTCTTTTTGCTTCCAGTACTAAATTGGTAAAGAAGACTCGCTCCTCCCGACTCTGAGAGAAAGCTTTTTGCATAAGTTCTTTATCTTCAACAGGTAAAGATTTAACTTCTGTAATTAGCTTTCCCTCTTTATCAAGAATAAGTGAATACGAAAATAGTACTGCTTCCTTTTTATTCGGCATCGTCAAAGACATTTGACCAATTTCCTTTTACACTTGCTTTAGTATAAGCCGAAGCTCTTCCCTCGAAAAAGTTTTGATGTTCAACACCAATAACTTCATCCCACCAAGTCAAAGGATTTTCACTCACCCCAAAGTTAGGTTTTAAACCTAATTGTAACAAGCGTCTATCAGCAATATATCTATTGTATTGTTTCATTTCTTCTAATGTTAGACCTTGAATATCTCCCATTTCAAAAACTAATTCAATAAATTTATCTTCATGTGCAACCATTTCTCTACATATATCGTAGAGTTCTTTCTTGAAATCATCAGTCCAGATGTCTAGGTTTTCTTTTATTAAAGTTCTGAATACTTTCGTCATACCTTCAACATGAAGTGACTCATCCCGAATACTATAATCAACTATCTTACACATTCCTTTCATCTTATTAAAACGTTGGAAGTTAATTAAGATAGCAAAGCTTGAGAACAATTGTAAACCTTCGGTAAACCCAGAGTAAACAGCAAGAGCTTTAGCTAAGTCTTTTAGTTGTTTCTTTGTTTTTACTTCTGATGTTTCAAACTGTTGTATGTATTCATGTTTGTCAGACATTTCTTCATACTTAGCAAATGCTTTATATTCAGACTCTGGCATACCTACTGTATCAAGTAACAAAGAATAAGCGTGTTGATGTACTGACTCAATGTTAGCAAATGAACCCATCATCATTCTTAATTCTGGTTTCTTAAATAGTGGTATATACTTATCATAATAACCCGCACCTACATCAACATCTGATTGTGTAAACAATCTAAATATTTGTGTCAGTAAATTTTTTTCTGCGGGTGAGAGCTTTTGATTCCAGTCTTTTACATCTTCATGCATGGGTACGTCTTCCGGTAACCAATGCAATTGATTTTGTAATTGATAATAATCAAATGCCCAAGGGTATTCAAATGGTTTATAATAAGTTCTCTCGTTAAATAATGGACTTACGCTTCGCATGATAAACAAACCTCCTCTGTTGCTTCTTGTTCTAATCTTACTCGTTTAACTTTTAAATTAATATTCTCTGCACTCTTACCTTCTCTACTTCGTAAGTAATACAAACTCTTTAATCCTTTTTTCCAAGCTTGATAATGAACCTTATTTGTATAGCGTAGGAAATTATCATGCTCTTCTTGTGAAGCTTGTATTCTAGGAGCAACAAAGAATAAATTAACTGATTGTGATTGACAAATATATTCTTGTCGTCTTGATGCGTGTTCGATAATCCAGTTCTGGTCTATCTCATTTGCAGTTTTAAATACATCTTTTTCCATATCAGTTAAAAAGGATAGATGTTGTACTGAACCTTCATACTCACTAATACTTTTCCAAATACTATCTTTAAAAGATTGGTAATCATGTTCGTATTCTTTTTGTAATTCTTCAGACATATTCCATTTTGTTTTTAACAAGTTATGAAGTTGTCCATTACGAACTTGAAATGTACCACTCAAAGTTTTATGTGAATATACATTTGCTCGTATAGGTTCTATAGAAGGACTTGTACCACCACAAATAATACTTGATGTAGCATTAGGAGCAATAGCTAACAAGTGTGCATTACGCAAACCTGTACCTTCCATGTCTGGTGCTTCCCCTCTTTCAAGGGCTAACTCTTTTGAAGTCTCAGTAGCAATCTCTTTTATTTGTTTGAATATTTTTATATTCTGACCATCAGCCATAGGACTATCAAAAGGAATGTTTAGTTTCTGTAAATAAGTATGGAAACCCATAGCACCTAAACCAATACTTCTTTCCATATAAGCACTATAACCAGCTTTCTTAAACCCTAACTTAACAGAGTCCATATTTTTTATAGTACCTTTATAGTCGTAAGTAAACTCGTATGTTGCTTGAATAAAATGTTCAATAACATTGTCTAACATTCTAATCATGTCTGGAATAAATGTAGGAGACATAGACCATTCATCATACTGTGCAAGATTAACACTTGATAAACAGCATACAGCAGTTCGTTCTTCATTTGTAGGTAAGGTTATCTCACTACATAAATTAGATTGATTAACTTTTAATCCTGCTTTTTGTTGTGGCTCTGGTAAATTTTTATTAGATGTATCAATGAAATGTAGATAAGGTTCTCCAGTTTCATGTCTTGTTTCTAAAATTAATCTCCATAACTCTCTAGCATTTATTGATTTAACTTTTTTATTTGAGTGCGGGTCTATTAAATCCCAATCAACATTCTTAGATATTGCGTTCATAAAATCATCAGTAATGTTAATACCATGATGAAGGTTAAGACATTTTCTGTTAGCATCGCCACCAGATGATTTACGCATAAATAAAAACTCTTCTATCTCTGGATGAGATACATCCATGTATGCAGCATAGCTACCTCTTCTTGTTGTTCCTTGATTAAAAGCTAACATCTGACTATCAACAACTTTCATAAAAGGTATTGACCCAGTTGATTTAGAACCATGAGAAGTAGAAGTACCATCACTTCTAACTGCTCCCCAATAACCACCAATGCCACCACCATTACTAGCTAACCAAATGTTTTCATCATAGTGTTCACTTAATCCTTCTCTACTATCAGGAACGTAATTAAGAAAACAAGAGATAGGTAAACCTTTTTTTGTACCTGCGTTAGAAAGAATTGGCGAAGAGAAACCAAACCAAGTCTTACTTGCATAGTCATATATTCTTTGTGCCATATCCCAATCAACTTTACCATGATATGTTGATACATATTTTGCCGCTCTTGCAAAGGCGTGTTGAGGTGACGTTTCATTTTTATCAAGGTATCTATCCTTTACTGTTGCGATACCAAATGGTGTTAAGTTATTGTCCCTGCTTAAATCAATTTTTATTTTCATTCTTTTCCCTTTCTTTACATTCACCCGCTATAGACATATATGCCGATGCATCAACATAAGTATCTTGTGTTGGTTTACCTAGTTTTGTTCTTGCTATTTTTAATAAGCACATCATTATCGCCACATCATGTGCTGTTATCTCTACATCTAAATAAGATGACCACATCTTTGCTATGTTCTTATGGTTGTCTACCTTATCTCCATAATCAATATGTCTTTGTCCTCCTACAAGTTTGATTGCTTCTTCTAAATATTTTTTAGTGATGTTCACTCGTATCTCCTTTCTTAAATAATATTTTTTCAAACTCTCTCATGCCAATGTAAGACGCAAGTTCATTGTTGTTCTTTGCTAACCAAAAAATACCATGACCTAACATCATTATATCCCTATCATTATCACATAGATTTACAAACTCAACGTCAATCTTTTTTGTTTTGCCTACACCTATTGGTGTTAGCACGATGTATGCTTTACCTTCTTCCATTTTTTACCATCCATTCTCTTGGTATTTTTTTATCACACCATTTAAAATTATATTTATTACACCAATCGGCATAGCTTGTCTTAGAATTTTTTCTAATCTTTACTCTTGGATTTTGAAAACAAAAACGAATATCATGCTCAGTACTCTCTTTAATCCATAAATGTTTTTTTCTATCAGCAATAGTAAATCTTCCTTTGATTTCTACATAGATGTTAGTAGAAGGAAAATAAAGGTCGGGAAGATAAGAGCGATGAATAATCGGTTGGACATACTTTAATCTTTCTTTCTCATAAAAAAATTTAATCTGTTCAATTTCTAAATTTTTTATTACTGTTTCTTCAAACTTAGACCGATACTTCATTTAACTCCATATAGCCACCTATCTTTTTATCATCAATAATTATTTGTGGAAATGTTTTTGCATCTGGAAATATATTAAAGAAGTCTTCTCTTGTATAGTCAACATCTAACATAAGTATTTCTGGATTATGTTTTGCTAATTTTAATTTAGCTTTCTCACAATAAATACAGTTTGCTTTAGAGTATATTTTTATTTTCATTGTTCCTCATAATTATATCATTTAATTGTGTAAATGTCAAGTCTGGATTTCGTTTTAATTTTTTAATGACCCACTTGTAAGACCATGCACTTAATCTAATTTGATTTTGAAAATAGTAATGTGTTTGCTTGGGCATCATATCAAAAATATTTTTTTCATTTACTTTATCTTTTTCTTCATCGGGTAACAAAGACTGCAACCATTCTACAATAATAGTCTTAGCTCTCTTTCGAATAACTTTCATTTGTTTTCTATTCATATACCTCTAGCTCACTAATTAAAAATTTATAAATTTTTGTACCATGTATAGTTTGATATGGTCTGTTTGTTAAATCAACATTTTTTATTATATATGTGTTTGGAAAAACTCTTTCATTATTTTTATTTTTATACATTATATCAATTAATAAATCAGTTTTTAATCTAAACTCCGCAATACCAATACTGTTATCTTTCCATACAGGTTCTTTTATTTCGTATGATTTAAAATTATTCATTAATTTTTACTTCCTCTACCTTTGGTTCTTTCTCAATGTGAGTAAGATAAACTTTACTGTTAGCATATTGAAAAGCTCGTAAACCTTTTCCATCATTTGCATCTGCGTGACACTCTACTTTATGAGAACAATAAACACAACCAACAGGTAACTTCATGTTACCAGACTTCTCATGTTTAACAGGTTCATAACATTTCTCTGGTGGAGTATCTTTATCTAACTTTTCTTGTAAATCTTTTATTAAAGTTTTAACATTTGGTTTCATTAAATCATCTGGTCTAAACAAAGCAAGTTGTCCAGTTGATTTATTGATAGCAAGAAAACCACCATGTTTTGTTTGTTCACTTTCCTCATAACCACTTAGCTGTGCTATATAACCAAAGGGGTCATCTTCATTAAGTGTTCCTTGTTCAAACTTTTTAAATGAATGAGCAGAAGCAGTTTTAACATCAACAACTTCTCCATCAATCTTACTGTCCATGTGACCAACAACACCACTCACATTAACTTTCTTTTGTTGGTCCGTTACTTTATGTCCTGCTAACTCAGCAAGAAATAAAACAAGATGTTCTAGTATATGTCCATATAAAAATTTAAGTTGCAGAGCAGGGTCTGGTTCATATTGTTTTTGTGGTCGATGTTTATCATACCATAGTTGTCTTGCAGGTCTACCAAGAATAGACATACGAAGATTAGATTTAGTTTGTTTTACTGGATTGGTCCAGTCAATGATAGACTCTTTTACATTCTCAAGAAATTTATTTAATTGATTGTCAGATACTTTTAATTTTTTACTGTTAGCTAAATCAATTAATAATTGATTAATGTCCGGAACTAAAGTGTCTAAAGTCTTAGTGAGTTTCTTTCCAGTTGTTGCCAATTTTATACTCCCCATTTAACGGACATCTTAGTCCTAGTTGATTACCGGCATCCACTATGGATTGCACAGCTAGTTTACCAAACTGTTCAGCTTGATTATCTTTTACTTGATATTGAAACTCATCATGTACATTA